CGTAGTGTGGATCAGGTCAGGAACCTACTTACTAACGAGGGAGGTGATTTAAATGGTTAAGGTCGGAGAAAAACTTCTCATCGCCGTCAAGGTTATCAGTATCACTGAGACCGAAAGCGGCGTCTTTTACAAGGTCGCTCCGCTGGATAAAGAGCGGCATTACGACACGATGAATATTTACGACAAGGATATTCAGTCGTGTATGGGGCAGGAAGTCAAAGGAGGTAAATAATGCCGGAAAAAGACACAGAACGAGAGTTGCTGTCTCGGTTCAAATGCGCACGAGAACGCCGGGAAGAAATAAAGACGGCGTTGGATCAAGCGCAGGAGGAATACGAGAAAGCGGAATCACGGCTCATCGAGTTTATGGAAGCGAATGGCGCCATATCAACAGCGAAATATGAAGGCATCGGGTATGCGCAGATTCAGAAACCAAGACTCTATGCGAGCTGTCGGCAGGAGAACATGGACAGGCTTTTTGATTTCCTTAAAGACCAACAGCGTGAGGATCTTATCAAGACAACTGTCATGCCGCAGACCCTTTCGAGTTTTACGAAAGAGTGCATAGAGGCTGGAATCGAGCTTCCGGAGTTTATCAGTTATTACTTAAAACCAACAGTCAGGCTTTACGCCTGAAAAACTAAGGAGGCATGACATGAGTCAGGAAATCGTAAAAACGCAGGGCGGTTCTCTAATGCAAGCGGACAAGGAGCAGAGAGGTTTTGAATCCGGCGTTGATCAGCAGGACTTGATCATCCCGAGAGCGAAGCTCATTCAGGCGTTATCGCCTGAGATGCAGGAAGGGTTGCCTGGCATAAAGGTCGGGGCGATCATTAATTCGCTCACGAAAGAGGCGTTACCGGAGGAGTTTATCCCGATATTCTCCTTCAAGAATTACATTCGTTTTAACCCAAGAAGCAAGGACGATCCGAATTTCGATTCGGACTTCGAGCCGGGAGCGATTATCTGGCGTTCAGCGGACCCGAACGATCCGCAGGTTCAGGCGCAGACAAAGTTCGGGCCTAACGGCGAGAAGCCGGTGGCGACAACGTTCCTTAACTTCTTCTCGTACTTCCCGGGCGTGCCGATGCCGGTGATTGTGAGTTTCGCAAAGACGAGTTATCGCACCGGAAAACAGCTTTTGTCACTGGGCAAGTTCCGTGGCGGGGATATGTTTTCCCGCAAGTACCGTTTGACCTCGCAGATGGAGACAAACGATATCGGCACATACGCCGTCTTAAGAGTGGCGCCTGTGGGCGACGCCGCACCGGAGGAGTTCGCCGTATGCGAGAGGTTGTGGAAAGACTTCGCCGCAAAAGCGAAGGATATTCAGGTTCACGTTGAGGATACCACGGAGGAAGAAAGACCATATTAAATACATAAGGGGTGGGGACGTTTTGTCCTCACCCCTGTTTTTACAGGAGTGTGTTTATGAAAATACCGGATCAGTTACGTGATAACCGGTATGGTTTCCTCAAACTCCGTGGTCAGACAAAGATACCGCTCGAGACAGGATGGCAGAAGAAACCGTACCGATTTATTGATATAGAGGCGTGGGTTAATACCGGCAACAATTACGGCGTGATGGGCGGCGAGGGCGAGCTTATCGTTCTTGACGCTGATCAGAAAAAGATCAGCGAGATCGCCGAGTCGGATTTACCGAAAATATTCACGGTGAAAACACCGAAATGCGGGCATCATTATTATTTTTTATGCCAAGAGATCACACGTAAGATCGTCCTTAATAAAGACAAAGAACATTTCGGCGAGATCATATCAAGCGGGGCGCAGGTGGTCGGGTGCGGCTCAATTCATCCGGACACAAAAACAGCGTATGAGCTTTTTCGTGATATGGGGATAACCCGCATCAGCCGGGAGGAAATCTTCTCGCCGTTCGCTGAGTTTTTGCTTGATGACAAGCAGTTGTTTGACGGCATTAAGCCGGAAGATTTAGACATCATGGCCGTTCTGCAGAAGAACGGCGTTGAGCTTAAAAAAATATCAGGGCAGTACGCTTGCACGCATCCGGTTCATGGATCAAAGACCGGGATGAATCTTGTTGTTCATCCGCAGAAGAACGTCTGGAAATGTTTCCGCTGTAATTCAGGCGGAGGCACGCTTCTTTTGATCGCCGTGCTTGAGGGGCTTATTGAATGCCAAGAAGCTAAGCCGGGAGTTTTGCGTGGTGATTTGTTTAAGAGAACCGTTAAAGCGGCGGAGGATAAGTACGGCTTTAAGGTTAAGCGTGAGGAGACGTCAAGTTTTCCGAACGGGTTATGGAACGATGAGTGGAACGCAAAGCGGCTTGTTGAGCGGCACTCCGGGCTTATCAGGAATTGCGATAATCTCGGCGGCTGGCATGTCTGGGACGGCAAGGCGTGGAAGCTCGATGAGATTCACGTTATCACGGCTCTTTCCCGGGATACGGTGAAGGCTTTTCATGATTACCTCCAGCAGATGGATGAGGACGAGCAGAAGTATTTTATCAAGCACATGCGCATCTCGGGTAATGAGGCGAGGCTTAGAGCGATGTCGAATGTGGCTCGTAGCTGGCCGGGGATGTCAGTGCGATCAGATGATTTCGATGCAGATCCGTATTTGTTGAATTGTCAGAACGGTGTGTTGGATTTAAAGGCGGGAAAGATTATCCCGCACAGTCCGGATTTTCTTCTCACGAAAATAAGCAACACGTATTTTGACTCGAAGGCGCAATGCCCGGAGTGGTTGAAGTTTCTTGATACTATTTTTAAAGGCGATAAAGAGTTAATCGATTTTATTCAGAAGGCTGTTGGGTATGGACTTACCGGCGATGTCTCGCAACAGGTGTTTTTTATCCTACATGGCGATGGTGCGAACGGTAAGTCAACTTTCGTTGAGACGTTTTATAAGATTCTCGGCAGTTACGCCGCAATAACGCCCACCTCGACACTCATAGCGAAACGGGGCAACGAGATACCCAACGATGTCGCACGGCTTAAAGGCGCTCGGTTCATTATTTCATCAGAGCTTGAGCGATCAAAGACGCTTGATGAGGCGTTAGTCAAACGCTTCACAAGCGAGGAGCCGATCTCGGCACGGTTTTTAAGGCAGGAGTTTTTCGAGTTTAAACCCACCGGCAAGATTTATCTTTCCACGAACTACAAGCCCACTATCAAGGGAACGGATGACGGTATCTGGCGGCGCATCCGGCTTATTCCGTTTGAGCATAAATTTGAAGGCGAGAACAAGATTGAGAAATTCGCTGAGAAGTTTTTGTATCCGGAATTGCCCGGGATATTGCGCTGGGCTGTTGAGGGGTTTCTAAAGATGCAGAAGGAGGGCATGAAGCCGCCGCAGATCGTGCAGTGCGCAACGCAGGACTATAAATCCGATGAGGACGCGATCGGCGCTTTCTTGGATGAATGCTGTGAGTTTGGCGAGATGGAGACGGTTGCTGTTTCCGAGCTTTACGATTCGTTTAGGGAAAACTCGGACGCTTTCATGCGCAAGAAAGACTTCAGCGATTACATGGAGAAGCACGGGTATCAGAAGGACAGAGGCACGGTGGGGCGGCTTAAAGGCAGGTATTACTGGCGAGGGCTTAAACTTCGGGAGTTGCCGAAGGGGGAGGATTCGGATGATCGGCCATATTAGGGTTAAAAAGTCCACCGCTATAAATCGTTTATTATCAACGAGTTCTGGCGAGTGGTGGAGATAGTGGAGTTTTTTACCTATAACTCATGTATGAGAAAATTTGTTTTTATATATATATGTACAGGAGAAATGGAAAATCTCTCCACTTTCTCCACCGCATTTGCGTAAGTCGTTGATTTGTAAGGAGTAAACTGCGGTGGAGTTTTTTAGAGGGTTAGCCCTTTGGAGGCGTAATGGATAAGCACGAGCAGTTTAAGCGGCTCTATAAGAAATTCTTGGATGGCTCACGCTGGCTCAACAAGAAGATGCAGGAAGGCACAGCGACAGAGAAGGACAAGGAAGAATTTAACCTGCAGGTAGTCGAGCCTATGGACGCTATGTGGGTAACGTTCACTGATGAGGAGAAGGATTACTGGGGCAAGGTTAAGTACGCAGTTGATCTGTTTGAGGGAACGATTGTCCTTGAGGATGAGGTGAAGAAAAGCAAACAAGATGAAGCACGAAGCAGGAGGAAGAAGAAGCGATGGAGAAGATATTCCCAATCATATTAATCGTTTTAGATTTCGCCGCAGGTGTGGTGTACGCATGCGGTGGTGATGTACGACACGCAATCTACTGGGCGGCCGCAGGAGTATTGACGCTATGCGTGACGTTTTAACGCAAGTATTTTTACGGGTCCTTCCGGGGGCGGCTTGGGCGAGGGTCGGGCGAGGCGCATTTTGTGAGTGATTTAAAATTTTAAAAATGCGTGTCAGTGTCAGTAAGGTTAAAACAATGCGGCCAAAACGGTCACAAAGGGCTCAAAAAGGCGTGTTTTATTGGGGATTCGTTAATTAACGAGCAAAAAGGAGGAATTTCGATGGCGAATATTAATGTTAATCCGGACATTTGTGATGTCAGTGTGTCAGAGCTGAAACCGGCTCCGTATAACCCGAGAGAAATTTCGGACGAGGCGTTGGCGGGGCTCCGGCAGTCGCTCGAGCGGTTCGGGATGGTGGATTTGTTGGTGGTCAATAAACGAAATATGAGAATCATCTCGGGGCATCAGCGTTACAAGATTTTGCAGGAGGCTGGAGTTGAGAAAGTCACCGTCATCATGGTTGATGTGGATGAGATCGCTGAAATGGCGATGAACGTCACGCTTAATTCTCAGGAGATCGCCGGGCAGTGGACAGCGGCGTTGATTCCGCTTCTTGAGAAATTGCGCATCGAGAATGGCGACGCATATATCGCTTTACGCTTACAGGAACTTAGGGATCAGGTGCGGGAGTTTGAGCAAGAGAATATCGGCAAGACTTTACCGGACGATTTACCTGAACCGCCGAAAGATTTAATCACCAAGCTCGGTGATTTATGGATTCTTGGGGATCACCGTTTGTTGTGCGGGGACAGTACTAAAGAAGAAGATGTCACACGGTTGATGGACGGACAGCAGGCGGATTTACTGGCGACCGACCCGCCATATTGCGTTGACTATACCGGAGCGAATCGTCCGAACGGCGGCAGGGATTGGTCGAATGTTTATCACGAGATTGATATTCCGGACGCATCGGAGTTCATGAGAAGTTTTTATTCGGTTGCGTTGAAGTTTATCAAACCGCATACGGCATTGTATCTCTGGCACGCATCGAAGCGCAGAAGCGAGATTGAGTGTGTATGTCAGGAATTAAATATTCTCATTCATCAGCAAATCATATGGGTTAAGCCGTGCGTGATTTTGACCTATTCATTTTATTCATGGCGGCATGAGCCGTGTCTTTTGATGTGGGTTAAAGGGCAGAAGCCGCCTTATCGTCCGAAGGACAAATCTATCGGAAGCGTCTGGTCGATTGACTTCGTGCGCTCAGGCGATCCGACTACGCCAGAGTATCACACCGATGTTTGGGAGTTGGATTGGGAAGGAAAGAAACGGGGAAGTTCGATTGCGGAACACCCCACGGTTAAGCCGACCGAGGTGTTCGCCATACCAATACGGGTGCATACGCAAGTCGGGAATATTTGTTTTGAGCCTTTTTGCGGATCAGGTTCGCAGATCATCGCCGCCGAGAGATTAAATCGCAGGTGCTTCGCCATGGAACTTGAGCCGTTCTTCGTGGATGTGGCTATTAAACATTGGGAAGAATTTACCGGAAAGAAAGCGGTGAGAGCTTAATGGAAGAAGTAAAGCAGAAACAGAACTTGGCGGATATCGCCCGGAAGAAACGCTACCTGCACTTAATTGAGAAATTGCACAGCGGCACGCCGTTAACCAAGGCTGAGATCAGAGAGCTTGAGGAATTTGAGAAGGAACCGGAGGCACCGACTGTCGTTAAGAGCGCAGAGGAAGTAGCGCAGTTCATGGACGTGTCCGAGCGTACGGTTTACCGCTGGCGTAATGAGGGTATGCCGGTAACAAAGGACGGGTACTACGATCTTGAGCGGATCAGGGTTTGGTTTGAGGAGAGAGAAAAGACCGGCGATGGTGAAGGCAAGGCGTACTGGGAAGAAAAGATCAGGAAGTACAAAGCGACGCTTCTTGAGATTGAGTTAAAGAAAGCTCAAAGCGAGCTTATCTCAAGCGAGGAAGTCGAGCGTGGGCGCATTTCAAGGATCATTGGGGTAAAGCGTGCATTCTTGGCGTTGCCGACACGGCTCGCTCCGGCTCTATCTATGCAGGAGCCGAGAGAAATCGAGGTAATTCTTTATGAAGCGATTTCGGAAATTATCGATGAATTTGCGGGAGTTGTAAATGAGAACAGCGAAACAGGACAGGAGAATTTGGACGCAGGCGGAACGGCAAGCGTGGAAGCGCCCGGCGAAGATAACGGTCAGCCAGTGGGCTGATCAATATCGCTATCTTAATCCGGTCACATCAGCCGAGCCGGGCAGGTGGAAAACCATGCGCACGCCGTATCTTCAAGGCGTTATGGACGCTTTCACGGATCCGTATGTCGAGGAGATTACGGTCATGGCGGCTTCGCAGGTCGGCAAGACTGAGGGCATGTTTAACATGCTGGGATACCTGATTGATCAAGACCCGGGCCCCACATTGGTGGTGTTGCCGAGAGAGAATGACGCAAAGAGCGTTTCCTATAATCGTGTGCTTCCCATGATTCATGGTTCTCCGGTTCTTCGCAACCGTATGCCGGTTAACGCAGACGATATAACAAAACTCGAATATCGTTTTGACCGGATGATTCTTTTTTTCGCTGGATCCAATAGTCCGGCTGATCTTGCCTCACGCCCGATTCGTTATTTGTTTTTAGACGAGATAGATAAATACCCGAGATTCTCGGGACGTGAAGCGGATCCGATTAAGCTGGCGACCGAGCGGCAGAAAACATTCTGGAATAAAAAGACGGTTAAAGTATCAACGCCGACAACTCGTGACGGTTATATTTTTCGTGAGTTTGAGAGATCCGATCAGCGCAGGTTTTTCGTTCCTTGCCCGCATTGCGGCGGGTATCAGATACTCGTGTTTGGTCAAATCAAATGGCCGGAGCATGAACGGTCAGCGGAGAAAATCAGGAACGAGCGGCTTGCGTGGTATGAGTGTGAGCATTGTAAAAAGCGCATTGATGATTATCAGAAGCAACAGATGCTTTCTCATGGGAAATGGGTGCCGAAGGACTGCGAGATTAATGAGCAAGGCGAGATATGGGGAGAGAAGATCAAGAGCAAGCACAGAGGATTTTGGATCAACTCGCTTTATTCGCCGTGGCTTAATTGGAGCGATATCGCCACTGAGTTTTTGAAATCAAAAGATTTTATTGAACTGTTGATGAACTTCGTGAACTCGTGGCTTGCGGAAGTTTGGGAGGAGAAGATTGAGGAGACCACGGTTGACCGGGTTAAGGCTCACGCCTGCGAGTATACCGAGGGAATTGTGCCGGATGATGTGGTTGTCTTAACAGCGGGCGTTGACGTGCAGAAAGATCATTTTTATTACGTCATACGTGGATGGGGTTATGAGGAGCAGTCTTGGCTTGTGCGGAGCGGTTCTTTGGAATATTGGGACGACTTAGTTGAGGTTCTGTTTAAGACGGAATACAGGAAATTCTCAGGAGAAGAAACGCTTCCGGTTTATATGACGTGTGTTGATTCCGGCTTTAGGACTGATGAGGTATATCACTTCTGCAGGAAATGGCATGATCGAGCGAAGGCGATCAAGGGGCAAGAGGAATTAACGGACGGCAGGTTCTATCGTGCCTCAAAGATTGATATCAATTCACGCACGGGAAGCATTATCAAAAATGGCCTTGTGTTATGGAATCTTAATGTTACCCAGTACAAGGATAAAATCAGCCGTCTCGTGGCGAGCAAGGATCCGGCGAAATGGCACTTGTTTAAGAATCCGTCAGATGAGTACCTCGCTCATTTCACCGCAGAACATAAAGTTTTGATAAGGAACAGAAACACCGGCAAGGCGAAAGAAGTCTGGCAGAAAAAACGATCTTCGATTGCGAATCATTATCTCGATGCTGAGGTCTACGCCATTGCGGCGGCGGATATAATCCGTGCGCTTAATCTGCGCAGAGATGAACGCACGGTGCATAAAGATATACGGCAGGAACACAGCCGTTCCAGTTGGATCCGCACAAGAGAAGGGTCGTGGATTTAATGGGTGGCAGATGGCTGAATAGACATGAGAATTGGCTTGATAAAAAGAGCGTTGAACGGCGCCCGGTTGGCCGTCCGGTTAATGACAGTGAGGATTATGGCGTGAGATATATTCCTTTGAAGTGTCCGAAATGCCGGAGTAAAGACGTTAGATGTTATTCGAGTACACCGCCTATTCGTTATCACGTTTGCCGAGATTGCGGTTATAATTTCAAATCAGTTGAGGCAAAGGAAGAAAAATAATTATTACTATTTTGTAGTAACGACCCAATTGAAAAAGATTTCAAGTGGAGTAAACTTGAATTAGAAGATTAAAGCGGGACAGCTGATCACTGCCGCCGCACCCAATAAGTTATAAAAACCCGATTCCTTAGCTAAGGGGGAGTCGGGTTTTTTTATTGGGATGATAGGGAGTTTTATGAGCGCACCGACAAAACAGGAAATGCTTGATAACGTTGAGGCGGCGATTAACGCCAGAATGACTGGCGGGGCGGTGCAGTCATATTCTATCGGTGGGCGCAATTTGCAATACATAACATTGACGGAACTTATAAAACTGCGGGATTGCTTGCGGCAGGAAATCGCCTCAAGCGGTGGCTCAGGTTCCCGCACGTCATACGCAAGGTTTGATAATCCAGTATGAGTATAAAAGAAAAAGTGGCAAACGGTTTAGATGGTTTTATCGGTTTCTTCTCGCCCAAGTCGGGTTTAAAGAGGCGGATGTTTCGTGAGGCGATTAAGTTATCCGATAAGTTCGGGTCTTATCGTGGAGCGGAAAAGAACAGGTTGCGTTCCTCGTGGCTTCCGGGTGGTGGATCAGCGGATCAGGACATCATTCCTGATTTGCCCGATTTGAGAGAGCGCAGTCGTGACTTAAACCGCAACGACGCACACGCTTCCGGGATCACGAGCACTATGACAACGAATGTTGTCGGTACTGGGATCCGGCCGCAGAGCAGAGTTGATAAAGAGGCGCTTGGGATCGCTGACAGCAAAGCGGATAAATTTCAAAAGATAGCCGAGCGTGCGTGGAAATTATGGCTTCCATATGCGGACGCCGGTACTCGCATGGATTTTTACGAGATTCAGCAATTGGTTGATAGGCAGATTTTAGAGAACGGGGAAGCGATTGTTGTCCCGGTCATGCTTAAGGATAAAAGTCGTCCGTACTCGCTTGCTTTACAGGTTATAGAGTCAGACCGTTTGGCGACACCACCTGACAGGCGTGGGGATAAAACCGTTAGGGCGGGAGTTAAGATTGGCGAAAACGGAGAGCCGGTTTCTTATTTTATTCAAAAAACGCATCCCGGCGATTACCGGTTCGCAAAAGCGGAGGATCGGGAGTTCATTGAGATTCCCGCTCGTAATGAATACGGCAGACCGAACGTGTTCCATTTGTATCCAATTCAGCGTTCTGGGCAGACTCGTGGAATTCCGTTTTTTTCACCGGTGCTTACGTATTTCAAAGATTTGGCGGAGTATGCGGAAGCGGAACTTGTCGCCGCACGGATTGCGGCGTGTTTTTCGATATTTATCACCTCGGAAGCCTCGATGGATCTTAACACCGGCTATGACCGTAACTTTCAAGGGCAATTTTTAGAGTCATTAGAGCCGGGAATGATAAGGCATCTTCTTCCGGGTGAGTCAATAACTTCGTTTAACCCGCAACGTCCGTCGGCGACTTTTGAGCCGTTTGTGGAAAAAATGCTCAGGGCGATTTCAGCGGCTTTGGGTTTGCCGTATGAACTTGTCGCTAAGGATTTCTCAAAGACGAATTACTCAAGCGCACGGGCGGCGCTTCTTGAGGCACGCAGGTATTTTAAGGTGAGGCAGGAGTGGCTTGCTCGTAAGCTCTGCCAGCCGGTTTGGGAGATGGTTTTGGAGGAGGCGTATTTAAGGGGCGAGCTGGGGTCGATTTCGTTTTATGAGAATAAGCAGTATTGGGTCAACGCATCGTGGATTACTCCGGGCTGGGAGTGGGTTGATCCGTTGAAAGAAGCCCAAGCGGCGGAAGTCGGTATCCGAAACGGGATCGTCACCTATTCGGACTTGTATTCGGCGCAAGGGAAAGACTGGGAGGAATGTTTTGAACAAAGAAAAAGAGAACAAGAAAAAATTAAAGAGCTCGGGCTTGAAATCAATCCAAAGGCGGATTCAGGTAATGGTAAAAGCGCAGATGCAAACAGCGCAGACGCTGGTCGTGGAAGTGAGGAATAAATGAAAAAAGATTTATTTAGAGCGGATATCGCTCGTTCCGGCAACGTCAGAATTAGCCGTGAGGAGGCAGTTATCAGTGGCTTCGCCGTTGTAACCAAGGGAGTGACTAAAGACAGCCGGGGTGAGTTTGACGATATCGCTCTTGATTCGGTTGTTGAGTTTGGAAACAAGGCGAAGATGGGAATCAAGTCAAGGTTTGGTCATCCCAACATGAGCAGTACGGCGTTGGGCACTTTTCTAGGAAGGGTGCGAAATTTCAGGCGTGATGGCGATATCGTCAGAGCCGATCTGCATATTGATGAGACGGCGTTTAACACGCCGGATGGGAATCTCGCCGGGTATGTACTTAATCTTGCGGAAAGCGACCCGGAGATGTTCGGATCATCAATGGTGATTAATTGGGATGAGGAAAAACGAGAAGGCTTGGACGCTAATGGCAAAGAATTCCCGCCATATATTCGTGTCACGAATCTTTTCTCGGTTGACGTGGTGGATGATCCGGCGGCGAACAATGGATTGTTTGGCATGCCGTTTTTTTCCGAAAGCGTTCGTCCGTCAGTGGAGATGACAGCCTTCTTGGATAAATTCCTTAACAATCCTGATGCGGTGGAAAAGACCATCGGGTTTTTGAATAGATATCGTTTGAACAAAGAAACTGAACATAAATGCAAAAGGGAGGTAACGGCAATGGATGAGTTAACGGTAGAGAAGTTGAAGGAGCAGAGGAAGGATATTTTTGAGGCGGTTCACAAGCAGGGTTTTGACGCTGGCGTTCAGGACGAACGTGGCAGAGCGGTTTCGATCCTAAAAAAAGCAGAATCGTTTCAGGGGATGGGTGCACTCGCTATCGAGTCAGTTGAAAAGGGTTTTACCCTTGATCAATCGATCGTGAAATTCCAACAGAAGCGATTAGATGATATCGAAAAAGCGTCAGCGCCGATTGTTGGGCCTGATGGCGAGGAATTACCAAAGAAGAAAACGACTCATTTGGAACGGGCTCAGCAGTACAAGAAAGAGAATCCTTGCAGTATTACTGACGCTCTCAAGGCGACAGCGGACAAAAGACAATAACCATAAAGGAGGAGGTAGAAAAATGTCTCAATTCAATATCGGATCAAAAGCGTTTACGGCGGGAGAAGCGATGGACGCCTACCGTCGGGTTAAGTTAAGCACGGGTAGTGGAACCCAAGTTGAGTATGCGGATGCGGGAGATGCCTTTATCGGGTTTACTGCGGCGGCCGTCAATTTGGGGGAGATGGTTTCGGTGATATTGAAAAACACCGGTATGACCTTTAAGGTAACAGCTAACGGCGTTATCGCCGTCGGTGGTAGTTTTTACGGTGCGTTAGATGGAAAAGTTAGCGCAACGGTAAGTGGTTCTATTCAAGGCCGTGTGCTGGAAGCGGCGGCCGCAGACGGTGAAATTGTAGAAGCGATTTTGCTGTAATTAACGCATTTAATAAAGAGGAGGAATACACATGGGAGCTGATTATTTGGGAACAAGAGCGTTGCCTCGTTTAGAGCTGGGTGAGGCGGCATTGGAGTACATTCAACAGCAGGATGAGTTTATTGGGACGCAGGTCTTGCCGATTTTTCCTACAAAGAAAAAGGCGGCTATCTTTCCTGCGATCACAAGGGAAAGTATCACTCGTGAGGCGGATACTAAGCGTGCGCCAAGAGGTAACTATAACCGTGACGGCTTTCAGGCGAAAGACAAGCAGTATAACTGCGAGGAATACGGTCTTGAAGGGCCTCTTGACGATAGCGAAAGAAGTCTGTATGCGACTGATTTCGACGCAGAACTTACGTCGGTGCAGATTATTACCCGCAGGGTACTGCAAGCTCAGGAAAGGCGTATCGCCGCAACAGTGTTTAATCTGACTACTTTCACCGGCGCTTCGCTTTACAGCGACAATTCATCTCAGCCTTGGGATAACGCATCGTCCGCAGATATTCCTGCGCAGGTGCGTGCCGCACGAGAAAGAGTGAGAGCGAATTGCGGGATTGAACCCAATGCGCTTATTTGTAGTAAAGCGAATATTGATCGTCTGTTGGCGAGCAACAGCATCAAGGACGCAATTAAATATGTGGCACGTCTTACCGAGGCGGAATTGATTAACGCTTTGGCGGATATTCTAGGCGTTCAGAAGATTCTTGTTGGAAAAGGCATTTACAATTCCGCTAAGGAAGGGAAGTCTTTTGTCAGCGCCGATATCTGGAGCGACGATTACGCCATGGTTGCGGTGATCGGCGATTCTAAACGGCTCGCTGATCCGAGCGTGGGAAGGACGTTTCTCTGGTCTTCAGACAGTCCGGAGAACGCCACGGTTGAGCAGTACCGTGATGATGCGGCTAGAAGTGATATCTTCCGTGTGCGTCAGCATGTGGACGAGCTGATCATCGATCCGTACTTCGCTCATCTTATGAAAGTAGACGCTTAAACACTCGAGGTTCGCCCGGGAGTTTAACCGCTCCCGGGCCCTCTTTAAGGGCAGGTGTCTATGAGTTTAAAAGAACAGATGTCGAAGGACGCTGTGAGCTGTTTTTTAAACAGCGGCGAGTTCGCTGAGGAAATTACCTACATCACAGGTGCGGGCGTATCCAAGGTAATCAAAGCCGTTGTTGTGCGCTATGAGCTTACGCCAGCGGAAGAAAATATCAACCGTTCGTTAAAAAAACAGGCGGAAGTTTATATCGCAAACGATGAAACAAGCGGCGTGGTAACGGTAAATAAAAAAGACGACCGTATAACGCTTAAAGACACGGAAGGGTTTGATCGTGAGGCGAGGATTAACGATGTCGTAAACCATGATGACGGCATGTGGTATTTGATGGTGGGGTGGTAGGTATGGTGCAGTTAATCACAGAAATTGACAGTCGTGCGTTAGAAAGGGCGATCAAAATCGCACCCCGAGTTCTTAAATTCGAGCTTGCGGACGGTATGGATCGTATCGGCAAAGGGTTTTTGAAGCGGTTTAGACAGCAACAGCTTCAGGGGCCTCCGGGCGTGCGGGGTGCGTCAGGGCATGGATTATTTGGCACGTTTAAACGTGTATTTTTTGTAACACCTGACATTGAGGGAATGGGTTTTGAGATCTTTACCGAGTCAAAGATTGCCAAGCTACATGAGACAGGAGGCACGGTAAAAGACCCGGGCGGCAAGCGGCTGGCTGTGCCCTTATCGGCACGCAGTGAGATGTTTACGCCCGCTGGAAAACTGAGAGCCAGATATAAACACCCGAAAGAATTAAAAAATATCAGAGCTATGCGGTGGAAGGGCGAGACGTTTCTCGCACGGGTGACGAAAAAGGCGCAGAAGATATTGCCGCTTTACGTCTTAAAACGGCAGGTAAGGATAAAGCCCCGCCTTGGTTTTTATAGAACATGGGACGGGCTGGTGAATTACCGCATT